AGGTGATTCTATGTATGGTGCTACTGATGGTAATACACCATTTGGTAACGGAAATACAGGTGGTGCTTATGGTGCTGGTCGTTTCGGATACTCTATTAACAACACACAATCTGCAGCTTATGCTGTAGCTTCTGCTTCTGTTAATTGGTATACAGATTTACATGCTGATTCTTCAGTATCACAATCTTATGTAGCGGGTGCAGCTAATCAAATCGTTAAATTATCGATCCCAGTAACAGATTTCCCAAATTATGATACAAGAGCTGTAAGAGCATTTTATCTTTCAGGTTCAGTTGCTGTTTTACCAGCAACTGCTACAGCATATCCACAATTTACAACTGTAAGTGCGGATGGTTCAACAATCGATTTCTTCGTTGGAAGTGATGTTGTTGAAGCAGGATCAGTTAAAGTTGAGTATTTATTACAAACTTTAGATTACCAAAGAGGTGATTTTGAAGATATGAATGATAACTTAAACGGTAACAACACACCAATAACAATCCCAGAAATCAACGTTCAAATGTCTTCTGAAGCAATCGTTGCTAAGACACGTAAATTGAAAGCTGTTTGGACTCCTGAGTTTGCTCAAGATTTAAATGCTTATCATTCGTTAGATGCTGAAGCTGAATTAACATCAATTATGAGTGAGTATATCTCATTAGAAATTGATATGGAAATTCTTGATATGTTAATTGAATCTGCTGCTGCGGGTACTGAGTACTGGTCAGCACAGAATAACTTGTCATTAGCTTCAACAGGTGTTGTAGATAGTGATTTAGGTTTTTACAATTCTCAAGGTCAATGGTTCCAAACTTTAGGAACTAAGATCCAAAAGTTAAGTAATATTATTCATCAGAAAACTCTTAGAGGTGGTGCTAATTTCTTAGTATGTTCTCCAACAGTAGCTACTATTTTGGAATCAATTCCAGGATTTGCTAGTACTTCAGATGGTGATGTTTCAAAAGCTTCATATGCGTTTGGTGTTCAAAAATCAGGTACAATTAATTCTAGATATACGGTTTACAAAAACCCATATATGACTGAAAACACTATCCTAATGGGATTCAGAGGTGGTCAGTTCTTAGAAGCAGGTGCTGTATTTGCTCCATATATTCCGTTAATCATGACTCCATTAGTTTACGATCCAGAAACATTTACTCCACGTAAAGGTTTACTTACTCGTTATGCTAAGAAAGTAGTGAGACCAGAATTTTATGGTAAAATTTATGTTGAAGGGTTAAACACTCTTTAGTATAAAGCATATTAAATAATTAAAAGGCCTCGCGTAAGCGAGGCTTTTTTTTTCTTAAAAAATATAATAGTAATAAAAACTCTGTGGAAGCAGGGTTTTTTTTATATGTATACTCAAACAGATTAGTGTAGTTATATTATGGGTAGATATGATACGTTATTATTATTAATTAGTGGGTTAACGCGATATATTAGCGTATATTACCCACAGTTACCAAATAATGGCACCACCTTATGCCAAATACATACACCCGCAGATTCTACGCTCAATAACAATTTTATTAACAATTTAAATGAGTATGACTTCAAACCACCATGGAGATGAGATCTTCAAACAAAAGAAAATAGTAAAAAACCCAATTAAATTTAAAATACAACTTAATGAAGAGCAAAAACTAGCTAAGGAACAAATTTTAAATAACACATTGACAATCCTAGCCGGAAGAGCAGGATCAGGTAAAACACTATTAGCATGCCAGGTAGCATTAGACGGCATATTTAGAAAACAGTATGAAAAAATAATCATTACAAGACCAACAGTTTCAAAAGAAGAAATAGGTTTCTTACCCGGTGATTTAAGAGAAAAAATGGATCCTTGGATCCAACCAATTTACCAAAATATGTATACTTTATATGATAAGGTAAAAGTTGAAAAACTAATTACAGATGGTAAAATAGAAATAGTACCTTTAGCATTTATGAGAGGTAGAACATTCCTCGATTCTTGTATAATTGTAGATGAAGCCCAGAATGTCACTCATGAGCAAATGGAGATGATTTCAACACGTATAGGTTTAAGATCAAAGATGGTTGTATGTGGTGACGATCACCAAGTAGATCTAAAATCAAGAAAAGAATCAGGTTTTAGGTTTTTATATACGATAGCCCGTAGAATTAAAAGAATGGCTGCCATTACTTTACTCACAAACCATAGAGATCCTATTGTAGATGATTTAATCCAAGTTTACGAAGAGGCTGAAGAAAAAGGTATTATTAGGGGAACTTCCGGAAGTAGTGGAAAATCCAAAAAATAATTAAACAATATATGCATTTTGGGGGTGGTTTCTAAACGGAACCACCCTTTTTATATATTTATAACAAAAACAACATGGCATCGATATTAACCCCAACAGTATTCCAAATCAAAATTAAGGAAGAACACATAGTTAAGGGTATTAAAACACTTAATGAAACATATTTTTCAGTAAATAATGTAACTAATGTGGATAGAAGAATTGTAACAATTCCTCCTACAACATCTATTGATTTAATAAATGTGAATGGTGTAAATCCAGGTGCAGGAACATTTCCTTCAAGTAGTGTAAAATACGTTAGAATTTCTAACCTAGACACATCATCATCTTTATCAGTATCATTCACATCCTCTGATGCAGGTAGTGGTCCTTCTTACTGGAGTATGGAATGTCTTCCAACTTCATCATTGATGTTTTCAAGTACCAAAGTTACAGGAAGTAATTTTAATGGAACATTTAATGATGATGTAACAAATATTGCTGTATATTCTCTAAGTTCAAGTTTAGATGTAGAGTATGTAGTAGTTAATGCATAACAAATAAAAATATGGCAAATATACCAATATACCCAGGATCAAGTTCATTCCACCCAGGTGATACACCTTTCGGTTTTTATGATAACGATTTAGAATTTCAAGTGGATGCTGATAAATTCACAACTTTCGCTTCACGTCGTTTAGGTTATCCTATTGTAGATGTTGAACTTCAAGATCTAAACTTTTACGCTGCTTTTGAAGAAGCAGTTACAGTTTATGGAAATGAAATTTATGCTTATAAAATTAGAGAAAATTATCTAACTTTAGAAGGTGCAGATAATACAATAGATCTTGAGAATGTTATTATTACCCCCAACTTAGGTAGAGTCATAGCAATATCAGAACAATACGGAGTTGAAGCTGGGACAGGTGGTAATGTAACATGGCACACTGGGTCAATTGCTTTAACCAATTCTATCCAAGATTATAATTTAGAGGAATGGGCTGAAGTTAATATCCCACATTATAGAGGTCATGATATAGAAATCATGAGAGTGTTTTATGAAGCACCACCCGCAATGTTAAGATTTTTTGACCCATACGCAGGTTCAGGATCAGGTAATGAAGATATGATGGATTCATTCGGTTGGGAAGACTATTCACCAGCAGGAGTTAATTTTATGTTAATGCCTATCAACTATGATATGCAAGTTATCCAACAAATAGAGTTTAGCGATATGATTAGAAGAGCTAATTACTCTTTTGAGATGCATAACAATAATTTAAGAATATTCCCAATACCAGATGGTACCCCAACCTCTATGAAGTTTGAATATATTTTAAACTCAGAAAGATCATCAGCATCATTTGAAGATGCAACCGGGAGAATTTCACAAATTTCAGAAGTTCCATTCACCAACCCAATTTATGATAAAATAAATTCTGTAGGTAGAAGTTGGATATTTGAATATGCATTAGCTTTATGTAAAGAAATGCTAGGATATGTTCGTGGTAAATACCAATCAGTACCTATTCCAGGAGATACAGTAACTTTAAATCAAGCAGATTTAATTACAGCAGCAACAGCTGAAAAAGAAAGATTAATCGATAGGTTAAGGGCTTATCTTGATGACACCTCAAGAGAAAAACTATTAGAAAGAAGATCTCTAGAAGGTGATTATTTAGAAAAAGAATTAAGTAAAGTTCCTTTCCCAATTTATATAGGATAATATGGCACTATTTGGATCATCAAGAGACATAAGTTTATTTAGACACGTTAACCGAGAGTTGATGGCTGATATTATCACCCAACAATGTTCGTTTTACAAACATAAACTAGAAGAAACTAAGGTAAATATCTATGGCGAAGCTGCTGAAGAAAAATACTATATGGGTCCGGTATTGTTAAACTGTTTAATAGAAAGAACAGATCAGGAATACCCCGAAACGGATTTAGGAACAGATTTCACCTGGGGGGCTACATTTAAGTTCTTAAGGGATGATTTATTAAATAAAATGGAGGATTTCAATTTAGATTTTGAACCTTCAAACTACCAATATGGTGCTAATTTAGTACCAGAAGTAGGTGACATAATAATGTACCAAGATGGGTACTATGAAATAGACAACACTAATGCCAATCAGTATTTTATGGGTAAAAACCCAGATTATCCAAATGACATAAACCCACTCAATCCAGGGTTAGAAGATTTTGGATCTTCAATATCAATTATTGTTGAAACACATTATGTACCAGCAGATAAGGTAGGAATTACACAAGAAAGATTATATACTGGAAACAATGGCAGATAAAGGAAAAACACCAAGACCTAAAACACAGAGAGAAATAAGTATATCTCAACAGCAACCCTATAACCCACCCCAAGGTGCGCCTGGGTTTGCTGAAACTGGTAACCCCAACCAAACACCCGAATTTAACAGGGGTGAACAGGTATCATTTAGAGATGATAATACTAAACCATTTTCATTAGGTTTTAAAGAAATAGATGAAGCTATAGCTTATTACATGAATAATGTTATAAAACCAACAGTGCAGCAAAATGGAGTAGTACAGAAAGTCCCATTTATTTATGGTTCTCCTGAAAGGTGGAAACAAGTTCAAAAGGATGGGTACTATAGAGATTTAAAGGGTAAAATTATGTTACCTTTAATTACATTTAAACGTAATAATATTGAAAAAATTAGAAGTCTTTCAAATAAGTTAGATGCTAACCACCCAAACAATGTGGCTGTCTGGCAGAAAAATTACTCGGTAAATAACGCATATGATAATTTTGGGATATTAAATAATAGACGTCCCGAAAAAGTAAACTATGCTGTAGTAGTCCCAGATTATGTTAATATAACTTATGATTTTATAGTCTCTACATATTATGTAGAACAATTAAATAAAATAATAGAAGCTATAAACTATGCATCTGATTCATATTGGGGTAACCCCGAAAGATTTAAATTTAGAGCAAGAATAGATAATTTTTCAACACCTGTAGAAATACCAGCAAAGGGGGAGAGAGTAGTAAAATCCACCTTCACTTTAAAACTATATGGATATTTAGTCCCAGATACAATCCAAAAAGAACTTTCATCATTAAAGAAATTTAATTCAAAAACTAAGATAATATTTGCAACCGAAACCACAACAAATCTAGAGGGTATAAATAATACCCCACCACAACCAAACCCCAGAACACAAATAAATTCCAATGATAGTTTTTAATAATTTAACGGTAAAAATATATATTAATTCTCCTCACCATATTTATAAACAAAATTAGATGGGAATAATATTAAGACAGAATAAAGGCTCAGAATTGACCTTTGGAGAAGTAGATGGCAATTTCCAGTCACTCTACTATTCTAGTTCATTAAATGATTCAGTTCTCTCATTTTTCTTCCCTAGCAGTAGTCTTACCCACAGTGTAGATATTAAAAATGCCGGGGGGGTTGATCAAATTATAGCTGGGGCAAATGTAACAATATCACCAGCAGATGGAAAGGGTATTGTAACCATAAACTCCGTAGGAGGAGGAGGTGGTGGTGGTGGAATATTTGTTCAAACAGGTTCGTTTTATGCCACTACTAATGATTTACAAGTAACAGGAAGTTTTAATGTAAGTGATGATTTAGTTGTTGGGGGGGTTGTAGATAATACTGATACAACTTTTAAAACGGTAATGTATGATACAACTACCGGAAAATTTCATAGAACAGGTTCTTATGGTGGTGGGGGTGGTGAAGAAACTTATTCAAATTCAACCCCAACTCCTATAAATTTCCCAAGTGATGCTGACCCAAACATAGCTGCAGGTTCAACATTCACAAATCAAACACTTACACAAATGATGGACCAAATGTTGTATCCTACTTTATTTCCCTCACTATCTAACCCATCATTACAATCAGTTAATTTATCTCCTAATGGTTTTCAAATAATAGGAAAATCTATAACAGCCGGTAATTTAACATTATCTTGTACTCTTAATCAAGGATCAATTAACCCTCAATATACAACTACAACTAATAAAAGAAGTGGTTTACCAAATACTTACAATTATGGGTCCCCATCATCAGCATTTGTTACATCTGTAAGTACTACAGCATTAAGTAACACAGTAGCTAATACTGCTACATATACAGTATTATCAGGCACAAATTCATTTCAGGTATCAGTTAATTATGATATAGGCCCACAACCTAAAGATAGTATAGGTGGTGATTTCAATTCACCACTAGCTGCCGGAAATAACCCACCAGGAGCTACTTCAAAAACTATGACAGGGGTTTTTCCAGTATTTGCGACACAAACAAATTATAATGTAACAGATCAATTACCTTTACAAAATATGGGTAGTAATGATGTTATAGTAGATATGATTCTTGAAGATGGAACTGCAGGAAATAAACAAGCAATATCCATACCTAATACAGCAGGGGGACAAGCAGGATTCACAGCATTTACAAACGTTCAACAGGAAGATCCATTAAATGCCGGACAATTTGTACCTATAACAGGAGGTTTAACAACATTTACACTAACAACAGAAACTAAAACCATAGAAAGTTTTTCCAGAACGTATAATTTATATACTCATAATGGAGGTCAAATTGGAGCTAGAAAATTAAAATTTATAAACTAAGACATGGCAGGAAATAGACTAAACGGATTATTAGCGATATCAGCAAATTTCGAACCAGCAATTGCTGCTCCATTTGATGGAAGAGCTATATGTCCAACCCAAGCAGATTTATTATTAGCAGCCTCATGGACTGCAAATGATAATATTGTTTATGCTTATGTAGGTATGACAGTTAGTGTTGCTGAAGATAGTACTGCATCTAAGAATGGTGTTTATGTTTTACAAGATGCTGACTATGCTGATATTAATAATTGGTTATTTGTAGGGGGAGATACAACATTCCCATACACGGGATCAGCACAAATCACAGGTTCATTATCAGTAACAGGTAGTAGTACGTTTGATATAAGTGGTGCTAGTGATGAATTTTTAATAGAAGCAGCACCAATCCAAGATTACCCATTCATATTAACATATGCCACAGGATCAGGTAAAATAGGATATGTAGAAATATCATCTGGTACTAGTGGTTTTGCGGGTACTAGTGGTACAGCTGGTTTAAGCGGTACTGCGGGTTCAGCAGGAACAAATGGTACATCAGGACTTTCAGGTAATAGTTCATCAAGCGGTACTTCAGGTACTTCAGGTGAAACAGGTTCAAATGGAAATGCTGGCCAATCAGGCCTTTCAAATACAAGTGGTACTAATGGTACTTCAGGGGTAGATAGTACTTCAGGTATAGCAGGTTCTTCAGGAAACAGTACTTCATCAGGAACTTCAGGTTCTTCAGGAGATAGTGCCTCAACGGGAACATCCGGTACTTCAGGAGATAGTGCTTCAAGTGGAACTTCGGGTTCTTCAGGTGATAGTGCTTCATCAGGAACTTCAGGTTCTTCAGGAGACAGTGCCTCAACAGGAACATCAGGAACAAGTGGTGATTCAGGTTCAAATGGAAACGCAGGCCAATCAGGCCTTTCAAATACAACAGGTACATCAGGTACTTCAGGAGTAGATGGTACATCAGGTGAAGCTGGTACATCAGGAGATAGTTCATCAAGTGGTACTTCAGGTACATCAGGAGACAGTGCTTCAACAGGTACATCAGGTACTTCAGGTGAAACAGGTTCAAATGGAAATGCTGGTCAGTCAGGTCTCTCAAATACAAGCGGTACTAGTGGTACTTCAGGGGTAGATGGTACATCAGGTGAAGCTGGTACATCTGGAGACAGTGCTTCAAATGGTACATCCGGTACTTCCGGTAGTAGCTCAACAACTGGAACATCCGGTACTTCAGGTGATTCAGGTTCAAATGGTAACGCAGGCCAATCAGGCCTTTCAAATACAAGCGGTACTAATGGTACCTCAGGTGTAGATGGTACCTCAGGAATATCAGGTACATCCGGAGACAGTTCATCAAGTGGAACTAGTGGTTCTTCAGGAAACAGTTCATCAAGTGGTACTAATGGTTCTTCAGGAGACAGCTCATCAAGTGGAACTTCAGGTTCTTCAGGTGATAGTGCTTCAACCGGAACTTCAGGTTCTTCAGGAGACAGTGCCTCAACAGGAACATCAGGAACAAGTGGTGATTCAGGTTCAAATGGAAACGCGGGTCAGTCAGGTTTAAGTAATACAAGCGGTACAAACGGTACTTCAGGAATAGATGGTACATCAGGCATAGCTGGTACCTCAGGAGATAGTGCTTCAAACGGCACATCAGGCACATCCGGAAACAGTGCAACAACCGGAACTTCAGGAACCTCAGGAGCAACAGGTTCAAACGGAAACTCAGGTCAATCAGGCCTTTCAAATACTAGTGGTACCAACGGCTCCTCAGGAGTAGATGGTACTTCAGGTGAAGCTGGATCATCAGGAGACAGTTCATCAAGTGGTACTAATGGATCTTCAGGAGACAGTTCATCAAGTGGAACTTCAGGTTCTTCAGGAGACAGTTCATCAAGTGGAACTTCGGGTTCTTCAGGTGATAGTTCATCAAGTGGAACTTCAGGTTCTTCAGGAGACAGTGCCTCAACAGGAACATCAGGAACAAGTGGTGATTCAGGTTCAAATGGAAACGCCGGCCAGTCAGGTCTTTCAAATACTAGTGGTACAAACGGTACCTCAGGAGTAGATGGCACATCAGGTATCTCAGGCTCTTCAGGTGATAGTGCCTCAAGTGGTACTAACGGTTCTTCAGGGGACAGTTCATCAAGTGGAACATCAGGTTCCTCCGGAGACAGTTCATCAAGTGGTACATCAGGTACATCAGGAGACAGTTCATCAAGTGGAACTTCGGGTTCTTCAGGAGATAGTGCAACAACAGGAACATCAGGAACAAGTGGTGATTCAGGTTCAAATGGTAATTCAGGTCAATCAGGTTTAAGTAATACAAGTGGTACTAATGGTTCCTCAGGAGTAGATGGTACATCAGGTATAGCAGGTACCTCAGGAGATAGTGCTTCAAGTGGTACTTCAGGTACATCAGGAGATAGTGCTTCAAGTGGTACTTCAGGTACTTCAGGTGATAGTGCCTCAACAGGTACATCAGGTACTTCAGGAGACAGTTCATCAACGGGAACATCAGGTTCTTCTGGAGCCGATGGTTCAACAGGAACTTCAGGTCTTTCAGGGGATAGTGCTTCAAGTGGTACAGCAGGAACCTCAGGAGCTACAGGTTCAAATGGAAACGCAGGCCAATCAGGCTTAAGTAATACTAGTGGTACTAACGGCTCTTCAGGAGTAGACGGTACATCAGGTATCTCAGGTATCTCAGGTTCCTCAGGGGACAGTTCATCAAGTGGAACTTCAGGTTCTTCAGGAGACAGTGCTTCAAGTGGTACTAATGGTTCTTCAGGTGATAGTTCCTCAAGTGGCACCTCAGGTACATCAGGAGACAGTTCATCAAGTGGAACTTCAGGCTCTTCAGGGGACAGTGCCTCAACAGGAACATCAGGAACAAGTGGTGATTCAGGTTCAAATGGAAACGCGGGCCAATCAGGTTTAAGTAATACAACAGGAACGTCAGGTACTTCAGGAGTAGATGGTACATCAGGTGAAGCTGGTACATCAGGAGATAGTTCATCAAGTGGTACTTCAGGTACATCAGGAGACAGTGCTTCAACAGGTACATCAGGTACTTCAGGTGATAGCGCCTCAACAGGAACATCAGGTACTTCAGGAGATAGCGCCTCAACAGGAACATCAGGATCTTCTGGGGACGATGGTTCAACAGGAACATCAGGTCTTTCAGGGGATAGTGCCTCAAGTGGTACATCAGGAACCTCAGGAGCTACAGGTTCAAATGGAAACGCAGGCCAATCAGGTTTAAGTAATACAAGCGGTACTAACGGTACTTCTGGTGTAGATGGCACATCTGGTGAAGCTGGTACGTCCGGCGATTCAAACACGAGTGGTACGTCAGGTAGCACAGGTAATGATGGTACATCGGGTGAAGCAGGTTCTTCAGGTTTATCAAATTCAACAGGAACATCCGGAACATCAGGTGATAGCGCCTCAACAGGAACATCAGGTACCTCAGGAGACAGTGCTTCAAATGGTACATCCGGCACATCAGGAGATAGTGCAACAACAGGAACTTCAGGAACCTCAGGAGCAACAGGTTCAAATGGTAATGCAGGTCAATCAGGCCTTTCAAATACAACAGGTACATCAGGTACTTCAGGAGTAGATGGTACTTCAGGTGAAGCCGGCACAGCAGGTGCAAGTGCTTTAAGTGCATCTTCAGGCTCTTCAGGAACAAATGGTACAACAGGTAATAATGGTGTAGCAGGTGAAAGTGCTCTAAGTAACACCTCAGGTTCTTCAGGATCAAGTGGTACAACAGGTAATGCAGGAGTTGCAGGAGCAAGTGCTCTAAGTAACACCTCAGGTTCAACAGGTACAAATGGTACATCTGGAGAAGATGGTGTAGCAGGTGAGAGTGGTTTAAGTGCTACTAGTGGTACAAATGGTACTTCAGGAGCAACAGGTTCAAATGGAAATGCAGGTCAATCAGGTTTAAGTAATACAACAGGTACATCAGGTACTTCAGGAGTAGATGGTACTTCAGGTGAAGTCGGTACAGCAGGTGAAAGTGCATTAAGTGCATCTTCAGGATCTTCAGGATCAAATGGTACTTCGGGTAATATAGGTGTTGCGGGTGCAAGCGCATTAAGTAATACATCAGGTTCAACAGGATCATCAGGTACTTCAGGTAACGCAGGAGTTGCAGGATCAAGTGCTTTAAGTAGTACATCAGGTTCAACAGGTACAAGTGGTACTTCAGGAGAAGATGGTGTCGCTGGAGCAAGTGCTTCAAGTGCATCTTCAGGATCAACAGGTTCTTCAGGTTCAACAGGTAATGCAGGTGTAGCGGGTGGAAGTGCTTTAAGCTCAACATCAGGTTCAACTGGTACTAGTGGTACAACAGGTAATAGTGGGGTAGCGGGTGGAAGTGGGTTAAGTGCCTCAAGTGGTACATCAGGTACCTCAGGAGCTACAGGTTCAAATGGAAACGCAGGCCAATCAGGTCTTTCAAATACAACAGGAACATCAGGTTCCTCAGGAGTAGATGGTACTTCGGGTGAAGCTGGTACCGCAGGTGAAAGTGCATTAAGTAGCACATCAG